TCATTCCCCCACTGCAAGATTTTCCAAAAGTGCCAGATTAGTGACATTGCCCGCCAAGACTTCGTCAATTTTTCTCGCATGTTCGGTTAGATGGGTTGGGGATAGGTGGGCATAGCGCTGAACCATTTCTATGCTCTCCCAGCCTCCCATTTCTTGCAGTGCCGAAAGCGGCACACCTGCCTGAACCAACCAGCTCGCCCATGTATGCCGTAGATCATGAAAGCGGAAATCATTTATTCCCGCTCTCCGTTTCCCAGTGTTCCATGCTGAGTTATCATCAACCCGCATTTTCCTAACTGCCGGGGTCACTCCGCCGCCTGGTCGCTTCCGTGCTGTCGTATGCACAAAGACGTACCGTGAGTGTTTTCCGATCTGATCACGCAATGTCCGGCATGCGGTATCATTCAGTGCAACACCAATAGCCTTGCCCGCTTTGGCGTTCTCTGGGTGAATCCATGCCACTTTTCTTTGCATATCAACCTGCGACCATTCGAGATCTATGATATTTGAACGGCGTAGGCCAGTTGCCAGAGCGAAAACGACAACGGGCCTAAACTGTTCCGGCATGCATTTGATCAATGTGGCCGCCTCTTCCTTTGTCAGCCACCTGACGCGCTTGCTTGCAGGCTTCCTTACCTTTATCACCGGCGCTTTGCGCAGCCACTTCCATTCGTCAGCCGCAATTTTCATCAGGCCCCTCATGAAAGAGAGGTGCTGGCTTCGAGTTGCCGCTGATACTGGTTTAGGCTCGTATGCAGGCACCGGTTTACCTTTTCTTTCTGCTGCGGCCTTTTTCAGTTCCCATCTTTGACGATGTTTCCTGTTGGGCATTTTGGCGACAGCGGCCATAATCCGATCTTCCGTGATAGATGAGAGAGTTTTGCCGGCGAAGTGCTGAAGGAAAAACTCAATCTTCGTTCTGTCATCGTCCAGTGATCTCTTCTCTTCTTTCTCAGTTAGCCAGCGGAGACACGCCTCCTCAAAAGTGTGCTCCGCTATCTCCCCGAGCTTGTTTACCCGCCAAGCTTCAGCCCTTAGCTGATCGTAGAGCTCTTGCGCTTGGAGCTTGTCCGTCGTGTTAAGGCAGCGTCTAATTCTTTTACCACTGCCCGGTTCGACAAAATCGCAGTACCAATTTCCGTAACGTTGTTTGAGGGCCATCTGTTGTTACCTTTCTGTTGATGGCCGTCTGCATTCACGGCCCGATTTTCTGTCTCTCTTGCGTAATATGCAAGGCACTCGGACTTTAAAATCTCCCATCTACCGCCGCCTTTCTTCCCGCTTTTGTTGGCATGAAGCAGCCCCTCTTTAATCAGTGCTCGAAGGGTTCTCGGCGACTTCTTCATGAATGCAGCCGCTTCAGGGAGCGTGAACGGCACATCGTTTATGTTGATTTCTGACATGGTCATCTCTCTGTAAAACGCCCATTCAGCATGCCGATCGTGTAGTTGAATCGCGGCAAAGAAATGCCGAGCAGTTCGACATGAGCGAAATGCTTCATGATGATAGGGCGGGATAGGGTGTCGAAAGGGATTTTCGGGTGTTGCTTAATCGCGGCGTGGAGTTCGTCGTTACAGCGTTTTGCTACTGATCGGAGTGCGTTTTGCTGAACGCTGCCGGCAGCAATTGCAGGCTGTTTACTGGGCATTGATTCCCCCAATGATCCCAGCCAGGCGCATCGCCACGGCTGAATAGTTCGATTCGTGACACGTCGCCGTAGAGCAGCTCAAGGCGCCGGCGGACTTCCCAGGGTTTCGCGCTGTGCTCGCCGAGGCAGCTGAACACAACCTGTTTTACTGAGGCGCTGGCGCGCTCGATGCCCTGGCCGCGAACGGCGATCAACACGTCTTCGGAGTTGGCGCGCGTGTAATTGCCGCCATTCATCCGGGTTTCTGCGTTGAGCATGTCGAGCAGGTCGGTGAAGTCGAAGATGGTTTGTTGCAGCAGCGCCTTATTGAAACGCAGTTCTGCCTGCTGGTTCAACTTCACCCATGTGAACGCCTTCATGGTTCTGACGCTGAATCCCCAGGCCTCTGCCAGCTCGATCGCCTCCTGGCTGTGATTGCCGGTGTACCACATCGCGAGCACGCTATCTGGCGCAGCAATAGCCCATACCGGCAGGCGCTTCAGATCTGCCATGCTCATCGTGTTGTAGTGATTGCCGGCGGCGCCATTACTGATTGTGTTGCCGTAACTCCAGGGCGGATCTGCATAGATGAGCTGATAGGTCATTGAGCATTACCCCAGCAGCGAGCGGCCGCGTTGACGCAAAACTCTATGCGGACGTTAACCCAGACGACATCCACCGCCCGCGCCGCATCGATCGCTTGGCGCCATAGGTCTGCAGCATCTGCAAAATGCGCGCGACGTTCTGCCTCGGCCGCCTGATGGGCCAAAGATTTGTATTTGAATGACATGGTTATCTCCGGGTTCAGTAGGCGCGCTGGTGGGCAATAGGGTTGATCAGTTGGTTGAATTGCTGGACAAGAAGAATCATTCTCACCACTTCCGGCGGTTCACTGCGGATATAGCTGTCGGTAATTTTCCCCGGCGTGGTCGGCGGTCTTGCCCTGGCGTAAGTGATGTAACTTGGATCGATGGAGATAACCTTAAAAGCCTTTTTCCCTTCTGCAAATTTGCTTTTGGAAACGACAAGAGGGGAGCGTTGGATAGCGCTACGCAATGACTTTATGTGATTCTCGGTAATTTCTGGGAACTTGGATTTCAGCAAATCGAAATGGCCTGCTGCTGTGTACCAGCCCCCGTCTTCGATGAGGAATTGCAGCATCTCATAATTGTTCATGTCAGATCCTGATTTGGTTGTTGTAGCGCTCATGGCTCATCACTTCCCATGAGTTGCCGTTGTCTTTTGACAGCAATCGCCAGCAGCGGGCTACTGGCAGCGTTAAATGCTTATGTTGGTATGTCCGGTTGGGTTTCTTTTTGCCCTCCCTGTAGGCGCATAGAACCCCCTCAGCTTTGGCGCTGATTCGTTGCGGAATTCGTGGTTTCATATTTTTGGTGGGTTATTTGGTGATTGGCGCCCAGCACGCGGATCGGATGCCAGGGCGGCGGACTTTCTCAACGGCGTTTTCTTTTTCCAGCTTGATCAAGCGCTGGCGGATAGCTTTACCGGTCATGCCGTTGTAGCCAGCACAGCGTAGGAGGCTTGCGACAGAATCCGGCGTTGATCCGGCAATGCTGAGCCGCGAGATGATTTCGTTATCGTCGGGTATCGTGATCATTCCCACTCTCCGGCGCGGCTGCCAGCATTGCTTTGTGCATGGCGTCGTAGCCGTCTTCTTCCACCCTCTGAGCCGCGTCAATCATAGCCCGTGTCGCATCTATAGGAACCAGCTTCCAACCATCCGGAATTACCGGAGAGTTCAACCTGTAACTGCTGCTTACAGGTTGAGCCAGCATTGCGGCGCGGCAGGTGTCACCATCTTCGCCGAAAATTTCACGCTCCAGCACGTCAATGGCCTGCGCCGTGGTATGGGAGTATTTGTCGAACGATGCTCCTTTGATGCGCTGTGCGAGCGCGAACAAGCGTTCTTCCTGTTTGTGATACAGCTCCCGAACGTTTTTCAGATGTTGGTAGTCATCCGGCACTGATGGCGCTGGCGGGGCGGTGAGCATCCGAGTGATAGCTATCGCTTTCACCTTCATCATGTCATGCAACTCATCGAGCAGGTTCTGCAATCTGTGAGTATCAACATGCCGTGATTTTTCCGCCTCCGTCCATAATTTGCTAAGGTAATCCCCACGGACAAGTTCAGCGGCAATTTTTGTGATTTCGGCCTTACCCACCGGCTGCGCCTCCCGGTTAGCCAACATCGCGGCCATTTCCTGAATCTCGGAATAACTACACTGCTCCGGGTTCTCGTAAATTTCGTTGAAACGATCAGTCGTTAGTGTCATGCATCCCCCTTTACCCATCCACGCCCTGTACTGCGAATAAGGCCTTTCTTGCGCAGCGCTTGAAGCCGGCGATCAAGAACACGGAATGCCTCATCGCTATCTTTGCCCTCGGCCCCGGCGATTGACGTGCAGTAACCGCGAACACACCCGCTATACAGCTCGACAAACTTAGTTGGCTCCGCATCAATCCGCCGCAAAATTGCCGCGTCCAGATTTTCGTATTTGCTCACTGTTCATCCCCCTCTACGGTGAAGCGCATCCCGGCAGAGGTGATAATCTCCTCAACCTGCTTACGCGAATACGCTGGGTAACTGTGGTCTGCATAAGTGCATGCAGGGCGCGGCAACCGCACCGGCGTAGCCAGTCGCTGCTCAAGCTCGGCGATGCGCTTATCCTTCGCTTCCAGCTCTTCCAGCAGGTCTGAGACGTACTCTTGCGAGTACATTCTCAATGCTGGCTCTGTGCTTTCAGGGTCATAGCCACGCACAAGGAGCGCCTCATCGCCACGCATGAAGTCAGCAATTTCCTGCTGGCCGACAATCCATGCTGGATTGCTCAGTTCGCTCAGCTTATTGGTCACAAGAAATTACCCCGCTATGACTGATACGGTAGACACGCTTTGGTAAGCCAAGTGACTCGCGATTTCTGCTGGTAAATCCCGACCACATTTTCAGCTCAAGCAAAAATCCGCACATCCCTTTGCCTGTTTTGCGCCCCCCCAATCTTGTTGCTTTTTCCGATGCAGCGGCGAGCCTTACGAGTAGCCTTGCGGTTATGCGCATTGCATACTTCAAGCCAACGGTCATTTCCCCTTAATTTGTACGGAGAGAAGCAGCGATAGCGCCTAGCTTGCAGCTCCTTTAGGTACGACTGATGTAAATCTTCGATGTAGGTCATCTTGCTCATAATGCTTTCTCCTGGGCCTCGGCCCACAACTTCCATCCGTAATTTTGGTAAACCCAGCGACGAACGATTCGGCCATCACCAAACGAACCAAGGCGCAAAGTGGCCTGATTTCCATCTACAGCCATTACTTTGTAGAGAGTCCCGCGAGGGGACTGCCACACTTCGCCAACCTTAAACAGGTCATCGCGCTTAGCCATGCTGGGAATCCCTGCACTGCTTATTCAGCTTGTTGAATACGTCACGGAACACCGGATATTCTTCTTTTGATACCTTGCTTAAATACCGATGGCCGATAGCTCCAGACTGCTCATCAAGCACTATTCGCCCATGCTTTACGCCGTTTACAAAGAAGAACCTCGGAAACTTTCGCCACTGCGTAATCAGCCCGTCATCAATCGCTTTCTGCATAAACTCCGGGATGCTCACCATGCTAGCGGTGGCGATTTTCATTTCCTCCCGCTCGATGGCGTCTTTGGTTCGTTGAATGCTTCCCTCTAATCTGCGCAGGCTGTCGCTTTGCTTATCCCACCGGTTCAGCGTTGCCTGACCATTACGCTTGTCGTTTAATGGCTGACCGTTCGCTAGCTTTACAGTGTCGAAATGTGCTTGCAGGCGCTCATTAAATTGAGATTCCTTCTTTGCCAAGGACACCTTTAAGATTTCAAGGCGTTTAGATGTTCCTGGATTCATTTCATTTGCTGGCTTCACTGGGCGCTCTTTCATTTGGCCTCCCGCAGCTCTTTAGCCAGGCCTTCAAGAGCCATGACAGGTACGCCAATATGCCCGGTGCTTGCGAACATATTCATCAGTCGCTCGATGGCCTTCTCAACTCCCTGCGCTTCGATAGCTGCAAGAGCTGCGTCAGTGGCTGGGGTTTCGAACTGCTTGGCTTTCACGAGTACATCGGGATCGCCCATTTCATCTCCGTAAAGTTCTGCCCATGCCAAACGCTCGGCGTCCAGTTGTTCATTCTCCACAGCCAGCGCATTAACTCGATTAGTCAGTTCTTTGATGGTTTCAGCCATTGTCAGCTTTACCTGCAGCGTTTGGGCGTTGATCTGCCGGCTGCTGGCTAGTTCTGACACCAAGGATTCATAGTCGGAGAATTTAACGAACTCACCGTGCTCAGCTTCTCTGGCAAGCGGCGCAAAGCGCGCCGCGTGCATGACGTAATCAGGGTTATATCTCTGAACCATCAGGATTCTCCTTGCTGCTGGTGGAGCGGTATTCATCGAGAATGGCAAGCACATCAAGCTGAGTGCCTGCGGGAAGGATGTAGGCGGTCTGGCCGTCGATTTCACGGACTTCGGCTTGTGCTAAGAGCGTGACGAGCTTGCGGGACTTTGGCGCGCTGAATTTTGGAGCGATAAAGGATTTTGTGACCTTTTTCTTGCCCGCGGCTTTGGCCTTTTCGACGTCACCAGCCAGTACCTTGCCGGCTTGCTCGCCATGCTCTTTTACGCGCTCGACAGCGGCATCGACGGCAACGGCGCCATCTTTGACAAGCGTCTGAACATCGTGATTTGCCTGGGTGAGGGTAAGCAGTTTGTCGACCGTGGCGCGGCTCTTGCCGACCAACGAGGCGATCTCATCTGGTGACAGGTTGAAGCCTGAGAGCTCTTTTACCACCTGCGATTGTTCGTATGGGGTAAGCGCCAGCTGGCTATTGCTGTTCATGATGCGCGCTATGCGCTCCACGTCGCTACCAGTGAAAGGCAGGATGGCTATCCACTCAACGGGCTTTCCCGCGTCACGGCAACGCAAATATGCGCGGTGCCGGCGGTGGCCCTCAACAATCCAAACGCCGCCTTCATCGCGTGGGCGAACCTCAAGCGGAGGAACCGGCTTTCCTGATGACAGGTGATTGAACAGGTCATCATCAGCGGCCTGTGTGCGCTCATCGTCTACGCGCTTGTTGAAGCCTTCCTGGACGTGAATATCAGCCAGCTTGATGAACATTCCGGAGTCAGTCCGCTTAAGCGTTCCGTTGTTCTTCATCTGCTTGAATGAGTTCGCCATGATTACTTTTTATCCTTATGGTTTTGGTCGTGCCTGATAACACGGCGACCCTCGACAATGACGGCATTTTCTTCAGCCTCTAACGCGTCGAGGTAATACCAACCAGGGCGTTTTACTGGCTCGCCTTTTTTCAGGCCGTCGAATTGCTTGATCGCGTTGTTAACGACTTCTTGCGGGCTTTTCCCGCGATTGGATTGATCTGCCATGAGAAGTCCTTAGCCCTGCATGACAGGGCTATGTTTTGTAGAGACCAGCTCAGAAGGGAATATCATCGTCAAAATCAGGTGCGTGTTGTTGCGTTGCGCTTTGTTGCCGCTGCTGAGCGACCTGCTGAAGGCGCGAGGTCGGTTGGTTGTTTTGGTTGCCAAGCATAGAGCGCTGCCCACCGATACCACTCGTTTGAGGTGCCGTGTCATTGGTTAAGCGCTCATCCTTATCCTTCAGGACAGCCAGGAGCTTATCAACGGCCTCGGCCGGCGTTCCGTCGATCGCCTCCTTGTAGGTTTTACGCGTATTAGCGCCAAAAACTTGTTTGACGTCGAATTTGTAACCGTCTCCGCCATCGTTTTTGGTGTAGAGGATTTTCTGCAAAACGAAACCAATCGGCTTTCCTTCAAGCTCTTTGCAGTGAAGTTCGATATCGCCTTCGCTGTTCGTTTGTTCGGTAGCGTTGAGTTGCTTAACTTTAGTCAAGCCCATAATGGCGTTTATCAGCGCCGATCCATGCTTAAGCGGCTGGCCTTCGCGGCCTTTGTAATTTATGCGCAGGTAGTTGATTTTGCCCACATCAGACTCGATGGAGAACTCCATCGCTTCGGATTGCGAGTCGCGCCCGGTGGTAAAAATGGCGCTGCTGATATTGCCTGCATAGGCGCCAGTTTCAGAAGCGCCGGCGGCGCCGGCAGTGCGTGCGGATTCGTCATCAAAGGTAAACATTGGTTGCATTATGCTGGTGCTCCATCGTTGAGTTCGTAATATTCGCGGATCGCCGCATCAACGGCGTTCAGGTCGTTATCGATTTGGAAGCTGTCAAACAGCCCGATCGGTGACTTAACCGGGTCGGTTCCATCTGATTGCGTGGTGAAGTAGTAACGGCCATCAGTAACACCAGTGCGTAGGGCGATACTGAACATGCCTTCGACGGTTATTTTTTCGTCTAGCATCTTGCCGATGGTTTTCATCTTGACGCGGCCGGCGGGTGTTTCTTCGGTGTGGGCAAGGAAGTAAACGATCAGGTCATCAGCTGCTGCCTGGGCGGCTCTGATTACGTCCCAGGCGCCACCGCCAATTTCAGTGAATTTTTCGAAAGATTTTTCACTGCGCCGGCGCATAAACTGGTTGCCCATCACATACTGAAAGTCATCAACAACGACGAATTTCTTACCTGCTCGCCGTGCGAAGTTGATGATCAAGACAATATCCGCCGGCATATCGGTAAAGAACACGTTGCCGGTTTTGGCCTCGAAATCTCGCGGTTTCCAGCCGGCGGATCGAAAGGGTAGGCGTTTGTTTTCCGGGTTGATGAGAAAACCGTCATCAGGGTTAAGCTTCATCATGCTTGCAGATTTGCCAGATCCGGAATCGCCCAGGATAAGGACTGGAATACCCATCAGACGAGCGCCCCCATCGCGTGTTTTATGGTGAACTCCTGGTCTTCATTCAGATCCATATTCGCCAGCGCCCAACGTAAGTAACCAGGATCGTCTGAGGCGATGTCGACGAAGGTTTTCCCCTTATGCTTACCGAACTGCATCGTGTGTAGCAGTGATGGGCGTGCGGTTATGTCGCGCATTTGTGAAATGCTCCAGCGCGCGATGCTGTTCATATAGAGCAGGTTGGTGGCTGTCACATAGCAGTCATACAGCGCACGGTGAGCATAGAGGCCTTCAGGCACATCGGGCTTAAGGCCAAAGCGATAGCGCAGGTACTGATTGCCATGCCGCTCTTCAGGCCACAGCTTACGTGCCAGCTTCAGCGTGCAAATCCATGGGGCCGTGATTTGCGGAAGCTTTTCACGGTCAAAAGCGGCATTGTGTGCGACGTAGATGTCAGCGCCGAGGTAACGGGCTATCACATCGTCGATCGGCGGTGCGCCAGCGACCATTTCTTCGGTGATGTGATGGATAGCCATTGCTTCAAAACTGATGGGCTCAGGAGGGCATACAAGGTCGCTCATTGGGTTGCAGATAACGCCATCAACGATGTCGACGCTGGCTATTTCAACCACACCGCCTTCAAAGCTGGTGGTTTCAGTGTCAATTACACGAAAGGTAGTGCTCATGATTAATCCCGATGGTTCGTGCATCGGCTATGGCATCGATTTGTGCCAATCGATGCGCCAGCCGATCGAGGTCAGCGGCGCCCAGCTTGTTAGCGATGCAGATTGATAGAATGAGGTGTTCAGCTGCGATTTGCTGGCGTGTAGGTGTCTCGATAACCGTCAGATCCATACGGCGCCCATAGCCAGCAGGCATAAAGTCAAAATGGTCAGGGTAAAGATGCTTTTGCCGTAGTTGCGTTTGGCGGAAAAGTCACACCCAGATAGGTCATACTTATGTTGAATGCGCGTATTGAGGTTCACCATGTTGGCCTCCGCTGTATTGCGTGCATCTGCCGTTGCAACGATTTGATGCTTTGGCGGGACTGATAGTAGGAGGCGCAACGATCAGCGCACACCAGGATGTCGACCATCTTGAAACGGCCGTCGGAATAACGCTGAACCTTCACATACTTGCACTTCGACTTTGGCAGCGCTTTTTTACAGTGTTCACATACCGTTAGCGTTGGCAGTGGTGTCATAACATGTCCTCTCGGTAGAAATTCACATGGGTAAGCGCGCCCCAATCGGTGCGCTTATTGATGTGAAAAAAGAGCCCCGGCGAGCGGGGCAAACTGGAAGAAACGAAGGTGTCATGGTGAGTGCCAGGGTGATGCCTGGCTTCAGATGCCTTTACTTTTGAGCCCAATAAAAAACCGCATCCCTCCGGGCTGAATATCTTTAGCTGGACAGGTAAAACCCCAGCGCCGACCAAAACGCGACGCAGATGACAACCACGCCCAGCCAGACTTTTTCGTTGAATGTCATGATTGCCTCAGTGCGCCCCGTAGGGCGCGGTGGGTGTTTTATGCGTTTACCATGAAATTAAGTGCTCCAGTCTTTCCCGTGGCGGCCACATAGTCCGCATATTTGGGGTTTGCTATCCCTTTAAATTCACAAGCTAATGGCTCAAGCAGGGAATACATTTGCGCGGCAAAATTGGCGCGCTGTTCTTCGTTAAAATTCATGTATTCAACAGTAATTCTTTGTTGCATCACGAAAAAACTCAGGATTTCTTCGTAGATGATATGCATGATTTCGTCGTCCGCTAATCCGCTGGTAACGCGCGTTTTTACGTTTTCGACGATGACATGTGCGATTTTTTGGAATCGTTCGATCTGCAGTGCCATATCTACGTGTGCCATCGTGTAGCTCCTCAGTGGTCTTAATGAAGCGCCCCGCAGGACGCTTTATAAGTTCACTCTTTCCCTAAAGAACGTACCGGTCGATCCCTCTCGGGGCCGGGGAATGATTGCATCGCTCACCCCTGGGCGTCTTACCTGTGTGGCTTCCTGCCGGTGACGTTGTTGCTGTCGATGGAATTGATAATAGCTATGAGTATTATCAATAGCAATACGTATTAAGATTGATTCAATAGCAATTGCTATAATCATCTGTTTTAAAAGTAAATTTAGTTGGTAAAAATTTGTGCTAAGAGGGTTGGATAAGGTTTGTTGTGTGATTTCTGGCAGGGATTAACGCTTTGCAAATTCTTGAGAAAGGATTAAAGTTTGAAAATAACTGTACATATAAACAGTATTTTTGAGTGTCATTTTTACACCCGGGGTTTCATATGATCGAGATGTTAGTGCGTCGTGCGGCGGGAGTGTACGAAAAAGAAACCCTGCCAGAGCAGGGTTTGGGGGATTACATTCTGAAGTCGCGTAGCAGTAGGACTACAACACCGATCAATGAATTCGGCGCTAGTTCAATCAGTGGAACCCTGGCATCGTCAACGGATAAGTATCCATGCGACCCGCCATCAACAAAGCGATAAGCTGAAACTGAGTTGTTCACTTTTGCAACGACTAAATCACCAGAACCCGGTGTAGAGTCTGCGTCAACAATAACAATGGAACCGGCAGGCGCTTCAGCACATCCGCTATTTCTTTTTAGAATAAAGGCTTTCCATGATGGAGATGCTTTTCCTTTTGGAGAAATGACAAAATCGTCAGTGACCCCATTTTCATCCCATACCGGGATCTGACTGTATCGCTCTAGCCGAGGGGTTACGGGCGGAGTATCTCCCTCCATCTCGCCAACGCCATTAGCCAGCCAATCAACATTCACACCCAGGGCATTAGCAATATCAACGAGACGCCCCGAAGTTTTTGCTTTTCCTTTAGTCAATCGCCAGATGGTCGGTTGGGCAACGCCTGACGCTTCAGCAAGAGCTGCTTGAGTCATGTTGTTACGTTTGGCCATCGCCATGTTTAGGCGTTCTGCAAGTGTCGTTTTCATGCCAGCAAATTTATAGCCACGCGTATTGAGCGTCAAATTCGCATTGCTATTGCAAGTGTTAATACGCATTGCTATTATCATCCTTGAATAATACGTTTAAGGATTAAAAGATGAACAAAGCTATTCAAAAAGCTGTAAGCATCGTAGGCAGTCAGCAGAAGCTCGCCTCCTTGTGTGGGGTCGCCCAGCCGACAGTTTGGCGCTGGCTGCATGGCGGCGGCATTGACGCCCTTTACGTTAAGCGCATCGAAAATGCTACAGGCGGAAAGGTTAAGGCCGTAGAGATTCGCCCAGACCTGTCGGATCTGATTACAACAAACTGATTTTTAACAAGGAAGATTATTACAGATGCAAACCGCAACAACACGCAACGAAGCTCAGGCGATTCAGAGCGACATCATGAGCCGCATTGCAGCAATCGGAGTGACAAGCCTGGCCGGGGCGATCGGCGTTGATAAATCGCAGGTGAGCCGTTGGCAGAGCAAAGGGGGGCTGGTGGAGAAAGCGAGCCTGCTGCTGGCCGCTACTGGCTTTAAGCGTTCGGAAACCATGCTGACGTTCAGGGGCGAGGAAACTGCAGAGCTGGCGCGCGGGTTAATGGCAATGCTGGAGCACATCCGGGAACCAAAGACGGAATAGGAGAGGGCATGAACCATATCCAGTTCATTGAGAAACATATCAAGCAAAAGCTGATTGAGGCCGGCTATAGCGCTGCTATCGCTCAGGGGGGGGGCAAATGAAGGTGTTGACCTCTACAAGCGCAGCTCACAAGCCAGCGCCAAAGGAAGGATGTTTGATGACTGTTATCGGTATGCGCGGTTGTGGGCAGAGAAAAACAGCACAGCCATTGACAAGCCGATCAAGAAAAAACAAAGCCGAACTGCGCCAACAGCTCGGCCGGGTCTTTTTTAAACCGTCGGAGGTTTGAATCATTATGCGCAAAAACAAACGCACAACGCAAGAGCGCGAAGTTACCCGCGATGACTTTTTGAAGCCAGCAGATCCGATCGGAACGATGTCACCCGTTTTTCATAAACGGTTTGTGGAAGAGTTCCGCAGGGTCAAAGCGCAACAGGAAGGCCGTCATGAGTAACACCGCTGAAATCATCCAATTCCGTGCGCCTGTAGAGCGTGAGGAGCATCGCGTGGCCGATACCGATGATGGGTATGTGCGCCTGGCGAATGAGCTGTATGAGGAGCTGATTGGCGCCAATTTAACGCGCAATCAGGCCAAGGTTGCGCACGCTGTATGTCGCAAAACTTATGGCTACAACAAGAAGGTTGACCGCATCGCTGATAGCCAGCTGGCAGAGATTACCCGTTTGCCAAGGCAGAAAGTTAACAAGGCTAAGAACGAACTGATTTCTATGGGAGTTTTGCTCCGCGAAGGGATGATGATCGGGCCGAATAAGAACCTTTCTGAATGGAAAATTCCAGAGTGTCACCAAGATAGTGACTTTGTCACCAAAACAGTGACAAAAAGTGTCACCAAAACGGTGACAGGGTTGTCACCAAAACAGGGACACACAAAAGACACTATTCAAAAGACATTAAAAACAGATCCCCCTAAAGCCCCCAAGGGGGAATTTTCGGAGGAAGTTCTCTCACAAGCAAAACAAGCCCTGGAGTATTACAACGAACTCACAGGGGGTTCCTGCCGTTCTGCAGAACCATTCGCAGTGCTGCTGACCGAAACCAAAACCCGCAGCGCGTACACCCTGCAAGACCTGCAGTTGGTTTGCCGTTGGGTGGTGCGCACCTGGAAGCAGCGAAATAACACCGTTGCCAAGCCGGCGAACATCTGCCGGGTAAACCGGTTCGATGGCTACCTGTCCGACGCCGAAGCCTGGCAGAAAACCTGCGTAGAAATCGACTGCCAAGCTGTGGTGGATATTTACAACGAAATTACAGCGGGTCGTATGGCGCCTGTAGAGCTCGACAGGGAGCGCGAAATTTCTATCCGTGAACTCACTACCCACCTCGCCACAAAATCACCGGAGGGCTTTGGCGCGTATTTTTCTGCATTCCTTGAGGACGCCAGAGAGTTTTATTTCGGCGGCCCGACCGGGGAAGGCTGGCATGCTGATTTCGAATACCTGATGAAACCTCAAACACTGCGCAAAGTTCGGGAGGGAACCCTGTGATCAACATCGACATCGAAGCAAGCGTGATTGGCGGCTTGCTGCTAAGCGGTTTGACACCGGATGCCGCTGACGTAGTGGCTACGCTTGACCCAGAAGCGTTTTCGGTTCCGTTTTACCGCAACACGTTCAGGGAAATTTCTCGCCAGGCCAATAACCGCGGACTGATTGACAGTTTGCTGATCGCTGAGGCAATGGGGGATCAGCACTTTGGTGATGTCATGGAAACCTGCCGGAAATGTCCAAGCGCTGCGAACCTCAAAGGCTATGCCCGCCTTGTGGGGGAGTATTACCAGATCCGCCAGTTCACAAAGCTGATGGAATCAAGCTATGACCTGATCGCCGGCGCCCAGAACCATGAGCGGGCACTTGCAGGAATTCAGGAGTTTTCGAGCAAGATTTTTTCGATTGCCAAGCCTCACGATGAGCACCGCCCCGTTCACATCGATGAGCTGCTGGAGTCTTACGCTGAGCTGTTACAGCACCGCATGGACAACGGCGAAGAGTCGGACACGCTGAAAACCGGCATCCCAGAGCTCGACGCAATTACCGGCGGTCTTAACCCTGTCGATCTCGTTGTCGTGGCCGCGCGCCCTGGTATGGGCAAGACCGAGTTTGCACTCAAGGTGGCCGAAGGCGTGGCAACGTCGACCGTTCGAATCGGCAATGCCGAGATGCCGCGTGGCGTTCTCATTTTCAGCATGGAGATGAGCGCACACCAGGTCATAGAGCGTCAGCTTGCCAATGCTTCGAACATGCCTGTTTCAGCGCTCCGTAACCCGGCGCAGAAGATGGGCGATGAAGAGTGGGCGCGTGTTTCTGCCGGCATTAGTCGCCTGCAAGGGCTTCAGGTTTGGATTGTCGACGCCTCAAAGCTCAACATCGAACAGATCCGCGCGATTGCAGAGCGACTGAAGCGCGAACACCCAAACCTTTCGTTGATCCTCGCTGATTACCTTGGGCTGATTGAAAAGCCACGCGCAGAACGAAACGACCTGGCTATTGCGCATATCTCTGGTGGCCTGAAGCGCATGGCGAAAGATTTAAAAACGCCGGTAATGTCACTCAGCCAGCTTTCCCGAGACGTTGAAAAGCGCGCGCCTGGTCAGCGCCGGCCGACAAACGCCGATTTGCGCGATAGCGGAAGCATCGAGCAGGACGCAGACAGCATCATCATGCTGTACCGCGAGGCGGTTTATCAGGAAGACAGTCCGGCGGCGCCCTACGCCGAAATCATCGTAACGAAAAACCGCTTCGGTTCGCTCGGAACGGTTTACCAGGAATTTCGTAATGGTCACTTCATGCCGACAGATCAAGCTGCCGCATCGCAGATCTGCCGCGCCAAGCCTCAGCAAAAACAAGAGCGTCGATACGTCAGCAAGAGGGATATCTGATGAACGATTTCTGCCTGCATGAAACCACCAAGGCACAGCTTTGGCCTGTTCTAAAAGACCTGGTGGCTACCGGTAAGCGCTACCGCGTGAGCATCGTTGAATGGCGAGAAAAAAGGTCTCTGAGTCAAAACGCGTTGCTCTGGAAGTGGAATGGAGAGGTAGCGGCTCAACTTACCAGAACCGGCAAAGGCAAGTTTGATCAGGACTACGTTCACGAATATCTGAAAGACCTGTATTGCCCTCCTAAGCCGATCACAGTGATGGGGGAAACGCGTTACGTGAAATCGACCAAGCTACTCGACACCGGGGAAATGACTCGCTACCTGGAGCAAATCGACATGTGGGCACATCAGCGCGGACTTCGTCTGACGATCCCGGCGCAGTGTGAATATCGCCAACTGATGGAGGCGCAAAACGCGTGAAAACCTACAGCATCATTCCAGTGCCAAAGCCGCGAATGACTCAGCGTGACCGATGGGCGTTACGTCCGCCCGTTTTGCGCTATCGCGCTTTTTGCGATGAGGTGCGACACAACCGCATATCACTGCCCGAAAGCGGCTACCACGTTACCTTCGTTATGCCGATGCCGCCAAGCTGGAGCAAGAAGAAACGCGCTGAGATGGCCGGGAAACCGCATCAGCAGAAGCCGGACAAGGACAATCTGGAAAAGGCATTGCTGGATGCCATTTTTGAGGACGATTGCCGCATTTGGGATGGTCGAGTAACAAAGATTTGGGGCGAAGTAGGCCAAATAATTATAGGAGAAATAGCATGAGATTAGAGTCGATTCCGAAATGCTTTGCACCGAAATCACCGACCTTTAGCGACTCACCGCGCGCGACAGCTTCGGATTCTTTGACCGGTACTGACGTGATGGCGGCATTCGGAATGTGCCAGGCGCAGGCAGAGTTCGGTCTGGATTTGTTCTTGGCAAAACAGGGTATCAGCTCACCCGAGCGCGCTCTGGAGCGTTTGAAGGAATACGCGATAAAAGCCGCCGGGGCGCACAAGGCAATCCGCAAACACAGTGAAGAGGTTCAGCACAAAGCGATCGGCATCATGGTGGCTTTTGCATTCCAGGATTACTCACGCAGCGCGGCCAGCGTCAGGACGTGCGAATGCTGCAGGGGGGAGGGCTTTATTGACGCTGAGGTGTTCACCAACAAAGTCCAGTATCCAGACGGTAAGCCGCCGAAGTGGGCGAAAATCACAAAAGGCGTGTTCCCGTCGTACTGGGAGGAAGTGAAATCAGTGAGGGAGGTTGTGAAGGTGCTTTGCCCGACCTGCAAGGGAAAGAAGGTGATCAGCAACGCCTGCAGATGCCACGGCCGCGGTAAGGTGCTGGACAAGAAACTGAGCGACAAGACAGGGATCCCGGTGATGAAGGACTGCGACAAGTGCAGCGGTAGAGGGTATGCGCGCCTTCCGGCTGAGCAGGTTAGAAAAGCACTCGCTCTTGAAGGGCTGGAGATAGCAGAAACCACCTGGCGCCGGGATTACAAGCCATTCTATGAGCAGCTTGTCACACAGTGCCACAAAGAGGAAAGCATCGCGGATTCTATGCTGGCGGCGGTCACGGCTTGACTAAATCAAGAAAAATAGCGTCACGTTAAAAGCAAAGTGTTGACAGTTTGGCGAAAATGGACTAGCTTTACCTCCATGATGTGATATTTCCGCTTGTCACATGACCAATCAATTAAGGCCCGCCTCTGTGCGGGCTTTTTGATCACAACAGGTAAGAGCATTGAGATTGATCGTCGTTCCTGCGCGCAAGGTCTGCACGAAGTCAGTGCTCTTTCCGTAGTGGTGAATGCGCAGGCTGATGCGCTGCTTAGATACAGTGTGCTTAACTGCTACCTGAAAGACTGACCAATATCGCAATGCGTGAGGGATGGTATGACTTGGTGCCTCATGCCGGAGATCAGCACCGGCCACCACACAACATTTTAGCCTCGCCTTAGTGCGGGGCTTTTTGCATTTCAGCCCCAGCCAACGGACGACACACACGGCACCCTCTTACCGGCAGCGTTTACGGCTGGTGGCTGATCCCCACATCTGGAGTTCACATGAAATTTTCCGATTTACGCACCGAGACAAAAGAGCACGCGCGTGCAGCACTTAGCGCTGTCATCGCCAAAGGCTCCGTAAGTTCAGACTCTGCAAAGTTGGCAGGTGAAACCGTTGCTGCTGCATTCATTGCTATGGAGCAATACGAAAGCGAGCCAGCCGATCAGCCGACGCTTATTGGTTGTGACGGAAAATTGAACATCTGCATCACCACCAAACCGTAAGGCTGCCACTGGCGGCTTTTTTTATTTCATGAGCGCCAACCGCCCGGCGGGAGGTAAGGATGACACGAATGCTAATCAGAGCAGCCGATGGAGCCGTGCACACTGGTAGCGCAGTGTCATTCGTCCTCGGCATCATTAATTATTTCTCACAGAGCGAATGGATCATTCTCGGCGTCATCTTCGGCATGTTCTGCTCTGCGTTTGGTATTGCCCTCGGTACTTACTTTCGCTGCCGGCGCGAGCGGCTTCTGCGTGACTGGATAAAAAAACGCACTGAGACGATCGACACGGAAGAGCTTGAAATGCTGGAGCGTGAGTGATGGGGAACAAATCAAAACTCAGCGCTGTAATGCTGGCGTTGATTGCTGCCGGCGCATCGGCCCCGGTGATGATGTCGCAGTTCCAGGATGAAAAGGAAGGGCAACGTCTGACTGCATACCAGGACGGTGTCGGCATCTGGACAATTTGCGGCGGCGTAACGATGGTCAACGGTCAGAAGGTTGTGAAGGGCCAGCGCCTGACCGCTGAGCAGTGCAAGCAGATTGACGCAGCCGAGCAGAAAAAGGCGCTCGATTGGGTAGACCGCAACGTCAAGGTAACGCTGACCGAGCCGCAAAAAGTCGGTATCGCCTCGTTCTGCCCGTGGAACATCGGCCCCGGCAAGTGCTTCACCTCCACCTTTTACAAGAAGCTGAACGCCGGTGACCGCATTGGCGCCTGCCGCGAAATCCGCCGCTGGATATACGACGCAGGCCGAGATTGCCGCATCCGCTCGAATAACTGCTATGGGCAGATCCTGCGCCGCGACCAAGAGGCCGAGCTGGCCTGCTGGGGGATGGATAAATGAGATATCTACCGTCAGCGGTATGTTTCGCAGCGGCCGGTTATATTGCCGCTCACGGCATTGATGGCTGGGGCTGGTTCCTGTTCATCGGAGTGATTCTGCTATGAGCAAGGTTATGGGGACGGTCTTACTTGTGCTTTTGCTTATCAGCATAGGGCTGGCTCAGTTGGCGTTCTACTTCCACGGCAACGCAGTAAAGGCTGGTGAACAGGTTAAGCAGCAGGAAAAGACGCTGGCGCAACAGGCAGGACTGATCACCACACTGCGCGCGGATGACGCCCGTAATCGCGCAATGATGGCCGAACAGCAACGGAGAGAGCAGCAGCTGCGCCAGCAGGGCGAAAACTACCAGAGGAAATATCAGGATGCCATTAAAAATGACGAGTGCGCCCGCCGCACTGCTCCTGGTGCTGTTCTTGGCCTCCTGCGCGGAACGGACACCGCCGCCGCCGGCGCCGCTCGTGCTGCTTCCCCCTGAATCGGTGTTCACCCCCTGCGAGCAACCAAAACTGCAGGGTGATACCTGGGGGGATATCGGCAGCCACGCGCTGGCGCTTCAAACAGCCCTATCAATCTGCGCCGATCGGGTGAGGGTATTGAATCAATGGAAAGCAACGTTGAGATCTAAATTATGAATTATAAAAAAAATGATTTTGAATTCATGACTTCTATTAGAAATGGGACAGAGCCTTACCCTGCATCATTGAGTTGCAAGGGAAGGCTATTAGAATCAATGAAAAAACAAAAACCAATCAAGACCGGTAACGAACCGGATAAATTAATTATCATTGTTTGAAGTATTTGTTTATTATTGATTTCTTAACCAATATGCATTCATTGTGCGTTAAATCTATTGTGGCTTTATATTTGTCGGCAATATGAGCAGGCGCATCTTGCAGGTATCTGAACTCACCATTGAAGAAAGATGCTCGTTTTTCATGAAGCATTTCAAGTTTAAAATTTCTCATTGCGTTAAAATTAATTTGATATAATTTTATGAATTTATTTAATAAATAGTCATCCTTGAGTGCTAGATATCGTCTCGGTATAAAAGTAATACCATTAGGGTTTACAATGTCTCCTGATGGTACAAATGTTGTTTTATTGGCACTTTGGGTGAGAGTTGCTTTTGTTATGTCAAGTAAGCTCCCATCTTCTTTTTGCCAGACACCATGATGCATGATGGAGATCAATACTTCAGGACTCCACTCCACCATCCAGCCTTGGATAAGCTTACCTCCATGTATTGCAACATGGTCTATAACATTCCAGTAGCATCGACCTTCTGTTGCTATTGGTTCTCTATCTATCTGCAACATTTCATTGCGTTCAAGTAGTTCAAGGACGCTAGCTTTAGATGGATGATTCAAAGGGTAATCATATAGTGGTAATTCATTTCTTGAGTTCACGTTAGTAGTCTCTCATTCAGGGTGTATGTGTGCTGTGGCGCTCGGCCCACTAACTAAGCACCTCTAGAGTAACTGAAATCTAAAAATATGGTTCTATTACTCATCACAGAGCAGCTTTCTGAGGCTGCTGCGTCATGATGTATAATCCTCCCGAATAGGAGGGCTTCATGTCATACAATCTCGGCAATCTGCCAAAAGAAGAAATGGACAAGGTCAACGTAGACCTTGCGGCCTCTGGCGTGGCGTACAAAGAGCGCATGAACATGCCGATCGTACCGGCGCAGGTGGAGGCGGAGCAGCCTGAACACCTACGCGAACTCTTCCGCGAACGTCTGCAGCACTACCGCAGCCAGAGCCACAAATTCCCAGGGCCGAATGACCCACGCTATCAGCAGATGGCAGAGGCCAACGGCAAGAAATGACTGAACCCGCTGCGGCGGGTTTTTTTATTACCTAACAGGAGGCGAGCATGTCAGAGACTGTAGAGATTACTCAGGGGCAACGAATTCGCCTCAGCATTTTAGAATTGGTTGAGTACGATACGGCTGCAGCGGCTCAGGCTATCAGTTTTGTGGATGATGACCCGTTTAAAGCGGCTTTATTTGAAAAGCAATATCTCCGGCATGCTGGGGTGGCATTCGACATTATCCCGAGAACACTGAAGGCAATCCAGGAAAGCAAGGAAGCGCTACCACTGCTGTTGCCTGCTGAAGTTAGCCAAAATGGCTAGGGATTCAGTCGGGGAAAGCAGTGTACGCCGCCCATACCCACCGCTACGGTTTATCGAAGACCATCAGCTAACGCCTTATATCGGCCTGGTTCCTGCGAACGAGGTGCAGGAGTGGATGCGGCATCAAATCATCGACGATGCCGGCAGCCTGTTTAACCCAGACCACAGCCACCTTGCAGACGCCGATCTGCGATTTATGTGGGCATCTTCCGCGTTTGAGAAGAAAGGGCGCCATGTGCTCGGCCAAGCTGAAGAGGTGGCGATGCGCGCCGGCGGCTGGCAGAAGGCCAGAATGGAACAGCAGATGCATGAGTGGTTCGGAGTGGTGCCGAAATTTATCATCACGCTCGCTGCCGACTACTGCTCACAGTGCTCTGATGCTGAGTTCTGCGCCCTGGTCGAGCATGAGCTTTACCACATCGCACAGGCGACAGACGATTTCGGCGCACCAAAATTCAACAAGGAAGGCCAGCCGGTGCTGAAGCTGCGCGGCCACGACGTTGAAGAGTTTGTTGGCGTAGTTCGTCGGTATGGCGCCAGCGTGGAAGTTCAGGAACTGGTTGATGCGGCCAACAGGCCTGCGGAGGTGGCACAACTAAACATTGCCAGGGCGTGCGGTAACTGCATGTTGAGGCTGGCGTAAATATTGGACTGTATTGGACGGATGGTGATTTATGGCTGCATTAAAACCAGATGTGAAAGCCTTCATCATTCAGTCGCTTGCGTGCTTTGACACCCCTACGTTGGTGGTGGAGTCCGTCAAAAAAGAGTTTGGGCTAAAAATCACGCGTCAGCAGGTTGAATCTCACGACCCGACAAAGGTTAGCGGCAAGTCGCTGGCCAAGAAGTGGGTAGACCTGTTCTACACGACGCGGGAGCGATTCAAGACAGAAATTTCAGATATTCCGATCGCCAACAAGGCCTACCGGCTGCGCGTTCTTGATCGCATGGCGACGCGAACCGAAACCATGAAGAACTACGCATTGGCCGCTCAGATCGTCGAGCAGGCCGCGAAAGAGTGCGGCGATGCGTATACGAATCGACAGAAGGTAGAGCACACAGGTAAAGACGGCGGCCCCATCGAGTCGGCCACGTTGACGAAAGACGAATACAAGCAGGCTCGGCGGGAGATGTTGGAGGATGACGACTGTTGAGCAGCGGAATTATGCCCGCAAGATAGAGTGTGAAGAGGATGGGATGTATTTCTCCCGCTACTTCTTCAAGCAGAGAACCGGCGGCAAGATGATCGTCGCTCCACATCACAAGGTAATACAGGAGACGCTGGATCGTGTGATCGATGGCGAGATTCAGCGTTTGATTATTAACGTCCCTCCCGGCTATACAAAAACAGAACTGGCGACCATCAATATGATGGGGAGAGGACTGGCGCTAAATAGGCGTGCCAGGTTCATGCATCTGTCATATTCGCACAACCTTGCTCTTCTTAACTCATCTACAGCGCGAGGAATAATAAAGTCTCGTACGTATCAATCCATGTGGCCTATGGAGCTTCGCGATGATGCTGATAGCAAGGCGATGTGGTGGAATGAGTTTGGCGGTGGCGTGTATGCGTCATCAGCAGCAGGCCAGGTAACTGGATTTCGAGCCGGGCACATGGAGCCAGGCTGGCAAGGCGCTCTGGTTATAGATGACCCAGTAAAACCTGACGACGCTTACTCTGAGATCGTCCGCGATGGCGTAAATAACCGCTTTAACGAGACAATCAAATCACGACTGGCGATCGAGACTACGCCGATGATTGTCATTATGCAGCGTATCCACTACCACGATCTGAGCGGTTATCTTCTGCGCGGAGGCAGTGGTGAGAAATGGCATCATCTGAACTTGCCGGTGATTATCGACAACAGTCAGTCATACGCTGCGCAGTATCCAGAAAACACCCACGCTATACCGATTGACCACGGATTGCCTAATGGTTGGCTGTGGCCATTCAAACATAACGAATCGCATCGAACCTCTCTGTTTTCTCATCGCCGCACTGCGGAAGCTCAGTACATGCAGAAACCTCGCCGCTTCAATGCTGAAGGGGCGCTGTGGAACGAGCAGATGATAAGCGCTGCTCATGAACTACAAATCAAGCATGACAAGGTTCGCACAGTCGTGGCGATTGACCCACAGGCAACCAACAGCGATGAGAGTGATGAAACAGGGATAGTTGCTGCAAGCTCCTATGGCGCTGGAGACAAAAAGCAATTCTCGGTTGATGGGGATTACAGCGGTAAATATTCCCCAGCAGGATGGGCTAAAAAAGCGATATGGGCGTATGAACATCATCAGGCAGATGCGATCGTCATAGAGACAAACCAGGGTGGTGATATGGCGGAGGAGACACTACGCAATGCAGGCTTTAAAGGGCGGATTATTCGAGTTCACGCCAGTAAGGGGAAATATGCCCGAGCGGAACCAATATCAGCCCTGTACGAGCAAGGCAGGGTGTTGAATCAGGGAAACCTCTACGTGCTGGAAAATCAGCTGATGGAGTACATACCGACCACTGCCAAAAAGTCACCAGACCGCCTTGATGCCATGGTTTATGCTCTGACTGAACTTAACGGCTCTCAACCGAGAGGGATGATGCTCCCTAAGCGGCTACAGTAAACCACTCCAAACGGAAACCACATGAACAAAAATCTCCAACTGGCCGTCAACCACGCGTTGAACGACGCCAGGATTGAGCGTGCTCGTATGGCGATGCTTGGGCCATCTATGGGCCTGGATAATAAACGCGGCTCCGCCTGGTGCGAATACGGCTTTCCTGAACAGATCACTTACGACAATCTTTATTCACTGTATCGCCGCGGTGGTATTGCGCATGGCGCAGTGGAAAAGCTGGTGAGCAAATGTTGGCAGACCAACCCGGAGATCATCGAGGGTGATAAGGCCGACGAGAAGCGCGCGGAAACTGCCTGGGAGAAAAAACTCAAACCGGTATTCACGAACCGGTTATGGCGCGCTTTTGCAGAGGCTGACCGTCGGCGGCTTGTCGGGCGTTACTCTGGAATTTTGTTGCACATCCGCGACAACAAACCATGGAATACCGAAGTAACCAGAGGCCGAGGCCTCGAAAAAGTCACGGTAGCCTGGGCTGGTTCACTAAACGTGAGCGAGTGGGATACCGGGCTTAACTCGCAAACATACGGCCAGCCGAAGATGTGGCAATACACGGAGCGGCTTTCAAATGGAGCCTCGCGACGTGTCGAAATCCATCCAGACCGGATATTCATCCTTGGCGACTACACCGACGATGCTATCGGGTTTCTTGAGCCAGCATACAACGCATTCGTCAGCCTGGAGAAAGTAGAGGGCGGTTCTGGTGAGTCATTCCTGAAGAATGCGGCGCGGCAGTTGGCGCTTAGCTTCGACAAAGAGATCGGCTTCAGCAGTCTGGCGTCTATGTATGGCGTCAGCGTTGACGAATTGCAGGACAAGTTCAACGAAGCCGCGCGCGAGATGAACCGCGGCAACGATGTGCTGATGAGCCTACAGGGTGCAGATGTTACCTCCCTTGTTTCCCCTGTGTCTGATCCAAGCCCAACCTATAGCGTGAACCTGCAAACGGCTTCTGCCGGTGTTGATATTCCTTCACGGATACTGGTAGGCAACCAGCAGGCTGAGCGCTCAAGCACCGAAGACCAGAAGTACATGAACGGACGCTGCCAGAGTCGCCGCGGTGATCTATCGTTCGAAATTGAAGACTTCTGCGACAAGCTGATCGACCTGAGAATTATCGATTCTGTCGGCCAGAAAACTGTCATTTGGGACGACCTCAATCAACAGACGCGCGCTGAGCGTCTGGCTGACTCCAAAGCCATGGCTGAGGTGAACAAGGCTATGGTTGAAAGCGGTGACACAGCGCCGTTCAGCGGTGAGGAAATTCGCACTGCTGCAGGATTCGAAACAGAAGGCGGCGACCCGCTTGGAGAGGCAGGGGATGACGAAGAAACCTAAACCTCCAATCCTGCCGAGCAACATCAAAGACCCCACAGGAGTTGATAAGTTAGAGCGTGGCGCCATGCGTGAGTTTGCAAAGCGCATGAAGCTGATAACGAAAAGCTATATCGACATCCTCAACCGCATCCCCGCCGAACCCGTCGTAAACGAGCGCTACACCTTCCGACTTGATCAGGGGCTTCTGTCGATGCTGCTGCAGAACGGTGAAGCGCTGGTGGACGAAATTCTGCTGGAGGGCGGGGAGTTCAATTTGTGGTTCTTTGGCCGCTATGTGTCCGTGGCTTACCAGCGAGGAACGGCGCAGGAGTATTACAACCTATCCCAGCAATCCTCCGCTTACGCTGCCGGCCAGCAGGATGTTCCCAACATCTTGTTGAGTGAGCCCTATCAGCTGCGTTTGATTCTGGTCAGGGCGCGTGAATTTGAAGAGATGAAAGGGCTCAGCGCTCAGGTTAAGAGCGATATGGCACGAATTCTGACAGATGGCATTGCCAGGGGGCTAAACCCGCGGGACGTAGCCAAAAACCTCAACGAGCAAACCGGCATTGAAACCCGACGCGCGAATCGCATTGCCAGGACTGAGATCACGACCGCACTGCGGCGCGCGCGGTGGGATGAAGCTCAGGATGCGCAAGACCGCTACGGAATCAAAACAAAGCTGCTTCACATCTCTGCGTTAAGCCCTACCACCCGAGCAACGCACGCCGCCAGGCATGCTCACCTGTACACGCAGGATGAAGTTAGGGAGTGGTATACGAAGAACGGAAACGCCATCAACTGTTTCTTACCAGATACAGACGTGCAAGGTAGGTTTATTGCTGGCTCAAAAAGCTATTACGAGGGGATGGTCATTAAGCTTGTGACTCGTAGTGGCCGCAATCTTACCGTTACCCCTAATCACCCCGTAATGACCGGCAGGGGATTGATTGCTGCCAACGAAATCACGGAAAGAGACAATCTTTTTACATACGGCAGCAATGTCGAAAATTCTATTCGGGTAGGTGATCTGTACGACAAGCATGGAATATCCGCTATCAAGGATGTCTTTAGCTCTTTGGTGGAGTCTAGCCATTCGATCTTTAGAAGGGTGAGTGCTGTAGATTTCCACGGCGATGGCAGTTCCTGCAATGGCGATATCCACATTGTAAGGTCCGACCGGGTACTGGCCGTTGCATGCGATACCCATACAAGCAAGATGCTCGATTATCTCGCATTCATACATGCCAACTCTATCGGCACGTTGATTCATGGAACGCCTTTCTCTGACCTCATCGGAGTCAACCTGTCCTCTTCTGACGTTAAGGGCGGCAGCCGTGACCGAGCGCCTTTCCTCCAGAGTGGAAGCGGAAAATCTGTTGATAGCAGCGGTGCTTTTACCCCTGCGCTCAACGCCAGAAGCTTCAAGTCGTCTCTTAACAGCAGTGCGGGACGCTCCGATTACTTTGGCGATGGCTTGCTCAGAGAGTCCGGACATATAGAGGCTGACGATGTTGTCAGTATCGAGAGGTCTTTCTTTGAAGGTCATGTTTACGATCTCGAAGAAGTATCAGGCCTCATGATAGCTAACGAGATAATTGCAAGCAACTGCAAATGCTCGCAGCTTTCCGTGCTGGTGGATGACAAAGGGAACCCTCTCACCCCTTCGGTCATCGACAAGGCCAAGCAGACGTTCAACGACATGAAGGAGAGAGACTACAAATGGGCAGAGGGTTAATCCATGAAAGTTCAAGTTAACGTCACTACGAAGGTCAACAGCCAGGCAATTCGCCGGGAGTCATACAACGGCCGCGAGCATCTTGTTTTGCCGAGCTACACACTGCCGGCAAACGTGGTCATGAATGATGGGCTGTATACGGCCAGCGAAATCGATGCTCACTATCAAGGGCTGGAAGGCACGCTGGCGCCGCTGGGGCATCCTCAGCTAAATGGCGCATTCATCTCTGCCTTTTCTCCTGAAGGTATCAACCAGGGCCATATCGGCGCCTGGAATCGCAATGTGAAGAAATCAGGCAACCGGATCTACCTGGAGAAGTGGGTTGATACCCAGATTGCTAACCAGAGCGAGGGAGGTAGGGAGCTTATCTCCCGCGTAGAGGCCATTGAGCGCGGCGAAGATGTTCCACCTATTCACACCAGCGTTGCGGTGTTTCTCGACCAGCTTGAGCCCAATGAGCAACAGAAGGCAACAGGCGCCAAGTGGGTGGCGAAGATTCACGGCATGGATCATGACGCAATCTTGCTGCATGAAGTGGGCGCAGCGACACCTGAGCAGGGCGTTGGTCTGATGGTTAACGCTGACCTTGCCACGCCGTTAAAAGCTAACTCTGGCGCGCTGATTGGCGAATCCTACCGGGATCGTGAGCAACGTCTCGACCGCGCAGCAAAAGATAAATTTGCACCCGGCGAAAATGAATACGCCTGGGTGGCAGACTTCACCGACTCACAGGTGGTGATCATCCGCAACGGCGGTACTGCCCGGGTTTATGGCTACACATCGGAGGGTGGAAAAATCACCTTTGATGAAACCGGCACACCGGTTGCGCGGCAGGAATCCTGGGTGACGGTCGTCGCCAACAAAGTTAAATCCATTTTCAATCCGCAGGGACAACCTGCAAACAACCACCAAACGGAGGGCGACATGCCTTTAACCACTGAAGAGAAACAAGAGCTGATCACCGAAATCGGCAAAGGCCTGGCCGCCAACTTCGCCGAGGCGCTCAAGCCGATCGCTGAGAAAGTTGATGCGCTGCAAGCCAACCATAACCAACTGGCCGAAACCCTGACCGCTAACTCCCGCGCAGAAGAGAAAACCAAGCGTGAAGCCGTTGCGGCTGTTCTTGGTGAACTGGCTGCTAACGCCCTGACAGGCGAAGCGTTGGATGACGCTTTTAAACGCCTGGGAAGCTCTGCTCAGTTGGGCGGTAACTCCGGTCAGCATCAGCAAGAAAATGGCGCACCTGCCGCCGAAGAACACTTCAAATAAGGGGGTTATCCAATGCCACGTTATCGTCGCGTAAACATCGACGGAAAGTCGCTGTATAAGACCGAAACCCGCACCACTGCCGCGGCACTTCTGCCAGGCACTGCTGCAGTCATCAACGCCAGCGATGAATTCGCTCAGGCTACCGAGCTAAAAGGCCGAATCTACATCATCGACGTTGCCTACCATCAAGGGCTGAAAATCACCGAGGCGGTTCCTGCTGGCGACTCTGCTGTAGGCAACTACGTGGAAGAAGGCCGTGAACTGGCGCTGCTCTGCGTACCTGGCGCGTACAAGAAAGATAGCCCGATCAAGCTTGGCGCTAACGGCCAATTCACCCTGGCAACTGCTGACACTGACTCAGTGATCGGTTACAGCCAGGACGAAGCCACTATCGCCGCCGGCGCTACCGATTTCATCCGCGTGCGTATGCGCGTTGGCACTGTCGCCGCTGGCGCTTAAAAGAAGGATAAAAGCACATGTATTTCTCCAAAGAGACATTGGCTGCTAATAGCCGCCTCGGCGGTCACTGGAATCACTTGTGGGCCAACCGCAACATCTTCAACACGCAGAATGACATGATGGTCAATCAGTACCGAGCATCTATGGATCCTGAGATGTTGGCAACCAATGCTGTAGGTGGATTCTCACGTGACTTCTGGGCCGAAATCGATCGCCAGGTATTGCAACTGCGCGATCAGGAAATTGGCATGGAAATCATCAACGATTTGGTCGGCGTACAAACGGTTCTGTCCGTCGGCAAAACAGCCAAGCTGTATAGCGTGGTCGGTGATATTGCTGATGATGTGTCGGTAAGCATTGACGGCCAGGCACCGTTCTCCTTTGACCACACCGAATACGGCAGCGATGGCGACCCAATTCCGGTATTCACTGCCGGCTATGGTGTGAACTGGCGCCATGCTGCGGGGCTGAACACCGTGGGCATCGATCTGGTGTTGGACTCGCAGATGGCTAAGATGCGTAAGTTCAACCAGAAGCGCGTCAACTATTACCTCAACGGTGATCCTAACATCCAGGTTCAGTCCTATCCTGCACAGGGCATTAAAAACCACCGCAACACCAAAAAGCTCAACCTGGGGGCTGGTGCCGGCGGCGCAAACATCGATCTGACTGCAGCAACGATGACTCAGTTGTTCGAGTTCTTCGGCAAAGGTGCATTCGGTGCGCTGGCGCGCGCCAACAAAGTCGCTCAGTACGACGTGATGTGGGTATCCCCAGAAATCTGGGCAAACCTGGCGCAGCCATATGTGGTAAACGGCGTTGTGAGTGGCACTGTATTGCAGGCGGTACTGCCATTTGCACCGGTTAAAGAAATCCGCATGACCTTTGCGCTGAAGGGTAATGAGTTCGTCGCTTACGTCCGTCGCCGTGATGTGATCTCTCCGCTTGTCGGCATGGCTGTGGGTGTTGTCCCGCTGCCGCGGCCTCTGCCGAACGTTAACTACAACTTCCAGATCATGTCTGCTGAAGGTCTGCAAATCACTGCGGACGATCAGGGGCTTTCCGGCGTTGTCTACGGCGCCAATCTGGCGTAAGGGGGAAACATGGCTAAATACGAAGTTATTCGCCCCTGGAATGGCGTAGAGATCGGGGATGTGTTGGAACTGGAAAAGCTTCACCCAGCGCTGAAATCCAACGTTCGGTTGATGTGTGGCGCGGCCGGCGGTGAACTGACCCCGGCCACGCCGGATGCCGGCAACGAAACAAAGTCGCGCAAGGATGCTATCAAGGCGCGCCTCACTGATCTGGGGATTGAGTTCAAAGGTAACCTCGGCGAAGAAAAGCTCGCTGAACTGTTGCCGGAAGGCGAGCTCGAAAATCTGTTCCCTGCTGAATAACAGCCGCCGCCAAGGCGGTTTTTTTATGCCCCGTTTCGGCGGGGCTTCTTCTTACAGGAATCAGCCATGGTGACTAAAGAAAAGGCCAAGGAATATCTGGAGTCACAGGGTATCACCTTGCCTGATTTCGTCCTGGATGCGCTGGTGGAGCAGGTGAACAGCATTCAGGAATGTCTTGATGCGAATTACCCAGCATCAACAGCGTTACTCATCCAACTCTATCTTCTCGGGCTCATGGGATTAGGCCAGGGCGATAAATACATCAGCTCTCAAACGGCGCCAAGCGGAGCATCGCGTTCGTTCCGCTATCAGTCATTTAGCGATCGCTGGAAGGGGGCGCTGAACCTGCTGCGCGGGTTGGACAAAAAAGGGTGCGCTATAGGCCTGATCCCACCTGATCCAACAAACAAGGCTTTTGCCGGTGTCTGGATCGGCAAGGGCGGCTGCATGTGCGGTGGTGGTTGATGGCATGGATACCTGTCACCGAACGATTACCAAAGCCTTTTGAACGCGTCTGGGTGAAGACTGACACGGCCAGGCAAACCACGGGATTCGTTAACGACCGCGGTGAGTGGAAATTTAATTGCCCGAAAATCGCGGCAGAACGGCCTGCGGTGATTAGCTGGAGAGAGTGACATGTCATCATTAGCCAACTGGTCATATACGGCTGAGGCCACGATATGGCGCAATCTCGGCAATAGCGAAGCGGGCGATCCTCTTGGCTGGGCTTCGCCTGAAATTTTCATGTGCGATTACCAGGGCGGACTCTCGGCGAAGCTGAACAACATCGGTTCGGAAATCACTGTAAAAAACACTGTGTGGACTGAATTCACCGAAGCCAAGAAAGGCGACTATCTGCTTATCGGCGTGTCTACTATGGTAGACCCGATCGCTGCGGGTGCCGATGAGGTGGTGCAGGTGATCCGCTATGCCGACACGTTTGAGCGCCTGGCAGAGGATATAGCCATTCTGACGGGAGCGTAGCGATGGGCGTAAAGATAAAAGGTATCAAAGAGGCCCAGCGGCGCCTTGATGCCGTGGTTGAGGATGTCAGGACGAGAAAGGCGGTCAGGGCTATCAAAACAGCGCTGTTTATCATCGGCAAAGAGGCTGCCCTGATGACCCCAATAGGCAAAACCTCGGTACTGATTAACTCGCAATACCAGGACACCCCCGTAGTGAATGGAACACGCATCACTGGGCGTATCGGGTATTCGGCCAACTATGCGGTTTATGTTCATAACGCCAGTGGCATCTTAAAAGGGCTGCCGCGTCCTAAGTCGCAAGGTGGCGGTAATTATTGGGATCCATCTGGTGAACCTAAATTCCTCACCAAGGCCGCAGAGAAAACCCGCCGGCAAGTGGACGAGATAATCAGGAAGGAGATGATGCTGTGACACCTCCAATGTATCTCCGCCTACGAAATCTTTTCGAGAGTGCAGGCCTAACCGCGGGGCTCACCATCCAAACGCTGATGTGGAACGACACGGGCAAGTTATCCGACGCCTTCATCGTGTTCCGTCCTGGCGGTGGTTCAGATATTCAATACGACCGCGGCGGAGATTTCTTCGTAATGGTCGATGTTGTCGGGGCCAAAGGGAAGAACGCAGAAGCAGATGCCTCGGCGAACAAAATCGCCGACTACATCAGCAGCCAGCAGGGCGCTGATAGCTGTGTTGGCGCTATGCGTCTGCTTGGAGGATCTCCAACGCCAATCCCATCAGCAGAGGGGCGATTAATCTACCGACTTTTAATCTGCTGCACCTACGGCGAATAACGCACATATCTATCCATCAGGCTGCCTCTGGGCGGCCTTTTTTATTTGAAGAGGTAACACATGCAAGGTTGTGCAAATGATACCGGCAAGCTGATCGGTAAAGTCGCGGTGCTGCGTATGGCTTTCGGCTGTGCTGACACGCTGCCAGCACTGAGTGACTGGAAGCGCCTCGGCGCGCTGACCACAAAGGGCTTCGACTTCTCGCCAAACTCCGTGACGTCTGAAGCGGACGACGCGAAAGGGCTGGTGGAGAACCTGGTAACCAATATGGACTTCACCATTTCCGGTGAAGGTGAATTCCGCCGCAAAGACAAAACCACTGAGATCGGCGCTCTCAACATCTCCAAGTACATTTTCGATGAAGTGCAGGCTGGCCGGCAGCCGTCGATTTGGGTGCGATTCGATTTCGTCGGCGAAGACTCCGGCACCTACATCATGGGCTACTTCAACACTACGTCGTGGTCTGGTGATTTTGGCACGAGCGACATCTCCACTTTCTCCGGCGAGTGGAAGGTTGCTGATGCCGATACCGTCGTGTTTGAAGTCGCCGCAGATGTACCGGTTACCGGTGTGACAGTGGCGCCAGCAACAGCAAGCATTGCCGTAGGGGCTACTCAACAGCTTACCGCTACCGTGGCACCGGCAGATGCCAGCGATAAAACCGGCACCTGGTCATCCTCGGCAACCGGTAAGGCCACCGTCAATCAGTCAGGTCTCGTTACTGGCGTTTCTGCCGGCGCGGCCACAATCACATTTACCACCAATGATGGCGCCAAAACATCAACCAGCGCGATCACCGTTACCGCGTGACTATCACAAAGGGCGTACTGCGCCCTTGATGATAATTATTCGAGGCATCTCATGACACCAATCACTGAATTAGGCGAGATGGTCATCACCGATGCCGATCGCGATTACTTCCTTCGACCTTCGTTCGCAAACATGACCCGCATAGGCTCGCCAACGGAGATTGTAGAGCGATTTGCTGAACTCCATACCAGTGAGGCGCCACGGTTGTTTGAAGCCGCTGCCGAGGCATATGGTGAGGTTCCTGGGTGGTTGCTGGCATACATCAACGCGCCGTCATTCAGTAGTTCGGCAATATTCGCCGGGATGATCGTCATGCAGGCATGCTGTGATGATGACCTTAGCGCGCTGGTGGGAGAGTTGCGGCCAAGCAAACGAGGGAAGAGGGCTTTCGTGTTTCGCCGCGGCAAGATGCCGGCGAGCGATATCATCGTAATCGGCCAATCACTGATCACTCACGGTATCATCGGTAAAGCAAAGATCCGCAAGCTGCAGCGACACGAGTCGAAAAGCTACGTGAACGAGTTCAACGCCTTCGAGTACATCAGCGCAGCACGGAATCACTTCAACATGCCTCGCGCCGAAGCAGAGCGCCTTTCGATGACCGAGTTTCAGTTGCTGCTGGCGGCAAAGTATCCAGAGCAGAAAGGCTTCACGCGCGAAGAGTACGATCAGGTGATGGACGAAGACGAGAAGCGCTGGCAGGCGATGATGAAAACGCAAAAAAATCGATAGCCCAAAATCGAAGTGTGGTTAGTTGTAGGTGGCCAGTTTTCCTTTCGTGTGGGGATATGGCGGCGTTGTTGGATGCACCACAAGGCAATAGAACGCATTTTAAGGCTATTTAGGGTAAACAAAACGAATCGCCAACATTGAAAGATCACCATTTAGGTAATAGTATACGACTTAACAACCGTGGTTGTTGACCACGAGGAACCACTAAGAGATAGCAACTTAGTGGTTTTTTGCACTTAGGCGCGGATGTGTAATCCGCATAGGGAGGAGACATGAGAACCTTAGCACGGCGATCAATTCAGACGATAAAAAATCGGACTGATTTCGTTAGTTCTTTTGTTGACTCAGATACCCTAAACGAGTTCTGTGTCCGCAGGCTTAGCGATCGTGTGTCTGCAAACCGTCAGCTCTTCATTGTAACGTTGAACAATGACGTCAGTGATGGAGAAGTTATCCCATATGCTGAGATTGCCACATCACCATCAAGTAAGTTGCGCTATGTGGTAAAACCATCTGATCAATACCCAAGCCTGGCTGACAACCGGTTGATGGACAAGATTGAGACAGCTATATCAATGTATATGAAGAAACACTGGACTAGTTTCTATCACTAAAGGTGCATAGATGCCTCCTGATTTAATCGCCACATACACTAAAGACCTTAGAATTGAACTGTATGGGCAAAAAGAATTGCTAGAAACATTCCACTTTTTTACCAGAGAAGGTGGATTGTTCAGGGCCGATGAGTACTTAGTAATAGGCGGCGATTATCAGTATTACCTTGATGTATACTCCATTGGATGTACCACACCTGGATTCTTTCATGAAGAGGGCGCCAGCTATTTAGATCAGGGGATACATCAGGAAGATATCGTAAACACCTTGCTTGATCTTGGCATGGAAGATGAGTTAACCACGAAGCGTGTTGGACGTATCGCTTACCGTGATTTCAATTTTCATGAGTCTGATGGTGTAGAAGTAACTGCAAAGCAGATCAAAAGCGCCGTGATAGAGCCTGATTTCCGTGGTGCTGGACTGGCCTCTAACATTTATCGGATGCTTGCTGAAAAACACGGGCATATAGTTTGCGATAATATACAAAGCATCTCAGGTGGAGCTTTGTGGGCAAGCAGTATCTTATCGGTTGCAGACGTACGCGTATACGACATCAAAAAAGGTAAGTTTGTTGATGTTCTTGGGCGCCTCGGTCTTGGTATCAATGGTACCATTCCTTGGAGTTGTCATGCTTTGACAATCGAACAGATTGCAGAGTGGGATCGACACTACAGCTTGGAATCGTGCCACCATATCGTGAATATCATATCTCGCGAGAATTTCGATGACTAACCCACCCAAGAGGTGGGTTTTTGCTTTCTAGCCCCTCGTTTTCGTTGCCAGCAGCTCGCCATCTGCTACGATTCCCCTATCTTTGATTGATGGGGATAGGGATGTGAAGGCAGAAAGGGGGGCTGACTTATCGGATGGTAAGACGCTATTTTGGCTAGATAACCTGTGCTTAACTTGCGTGCCTAGCCAAAGAGGGAACTGGCATGTGTGCAGTTTTAAGCGAGAAGAATCCCGGTGGGACGATACAATCGCCTTGCTTAAAGGGGATGAAGTTCAATTCTCTGTAAAGCTAGGAAATGGCAGTTATGGTAAGGCGCACTGCGTTTCTCTAAATGGCGCCTTCATCTTCAGTATTCATGGCGATCCAGACAATCGCATGAAAGGACTTATCGTCATGAATAGTTCACATCAAGAACTATTTAGGGTCGAGACATCTTGTCACCTGATAAGTGCTGCCATATCTGAGTTCGGACAATACATCGCGCTTTCGTTTGCCATAGGAAAAGATACGACTGACCCGTACTCGGGACGGTTAGAGGTCATTGATCTAAGTACTGGTGAGGTAAAAATGTCGTTGGTGAAAAGCGACAAGATCTACCATGCCAGTCTTGACGTTCTCGAGCCTGATGGGGAGGTTTTTGCGACATCTAATGGTAAATCTGTGCTGGTATATTCTAATAGGATATGAATATGAGATTTTTTTTAGCAATCACCTTTGCAGTTTTTATAGTATCCGGGTGTAAAGACAAAAATGAACAAGCCTATCAACTTGTTAACGAGTATGTGTCTGCGCATGATAATGGCTCAACAAAACTGAAAAACCTTAGTTTTCACCCTGACTTATCAAACTCAGATGAAGAAATAAGCGGATATGTTTGTGGTGACTCAATATCTCCAGCTAAGGATGGTGGGGAGATGATTCTGCCTTTTTATGCTCATGTCTCTATTAACTCAGAAGTAAAACAAGTAACAGATGCGAAAATTATTTTCGATGATAATGAAAATAAACAGGCGTTGAGTTCTAAGTGTAAATGATAACCATGATTACAAGACCTCGCTCCGGCGAGGTTTTTTTATGCCCGGAGAACACTAAATGGCAGAACAAGACGGCGGCAGCCTCGTTTATCAGGTCGATATCGACACTGCAAAAATGATCACTGGTAGCCGTAAGGCATCTACCGTACTCGGGGAAATGGAGAAGCAGTCAGGAAAAGCCGATGCTAGTTTGTCAAAATTGGAACGCCAGGCAGCTTCTACAGGTTCTACTTTTGGAACTCTTTCGCGTGTGGCTGCGGCTGTTACAGCTGCTCTATCATTTCGTGAGGTAATGTCATACGCCGACGCATGGACAACGCTAAACAACAAACTGGCTAACGCAGTAAGGACTAATGAAACTCTGGCTGATGTGACTGAGCGAGTCTTTCAGATAACTCAGGATACGCGCTCCAGCCTGAACGGCACTGCGACGCTTTATGCTCGGCTTGAACGCGCTACTCGAAGCTATAACACCTCTGCTGGAGATCTGGCAAAACTAACAACAATCATTAACCAAGGTTTTGTCGTATCCGGCGCCACAGCTCAAGAAGCAGAGAATGCTATTATCCAGTTATCACAAGGCCTTGCGTCAGGCGTTCTTCGTGGTGAGGAGTTCAACTCAGTAAATGAACAAGGTAATAGGCTAATCGTAGCCCTTGCTGACTCGATGAAGGTATCAGTTGGGCAAATGAGAGCGATGGCAGCACAAGGAAAATTAACTACTGATGTAGTGGTTAATGGATTGCTTTCTCAGGGCGATGCGATAGGTAAGGAGTTTGCTAAAACCACGATGACTATTGGTCAGGCAAGCCAAATTGCCGGCAACAACATCACCAAATTTATCGGTAGTTCAACAACGGTAAAAACTGGTGTGATGGTCTTCAATGATGCCATTATTACCCTGAGTGAAAACCTCACCGCCGTCTCAAACGTTATTTTGGCTATCTCTGCGGTAATTGGTTCGCGGTATGTTTCTGCATTAACGGCTGCAACAGCAGCAACGATAGCGAATACAGCAGCAGCGGTAAGGGCAGCGATTGCGCAGGGCTCTCTCCGTTCAGCACTTCTTGCCGCTTTAACCCCGCTTGGCGGCTTGGTTGGTGCGGCAACGCTCGCATCTGCAGCAATATTCTATTTCTATCAACGTGCTCAACAGGCCAAGCAAGAAGCGATAGATTTCGCAGATAAACTCGATGGCGTGATAGCAAAAATGCGCCAAATGAATGATGTACAGCTGACCGGAACTATTGCCGATCTGAACACGTCACTGAGGGCTCAGGTTGAGAAATTAGGCGAATTACAAACTGCTCACCAAGAAAATATTAACCGTTTATATAATGCTCAACAGGCGCTAAATAATGCTGCAGAGGGCTCTTGGGCATATAACTCAGCGTCAGCGGCAGTAGCTGAGGCTCAAGATCAGGTTGCTCAGTCGGCTCGTGATGTAGATACAGCAGAAACAAAGCTTAGCCGAACTAAAAGCACATTAGGCTTAGTCCAGGCGCAGTTAAGCGGAAAGCTTGAACAGGGCGTTGATCTTCTGCGCCGAGATGGCGAAGAGGCTAGCGTGACTGCTGGCATGATGAACCACCTGGGCAACGCTATAAATTTCGCCAGCAGGGCCAAGGACAAATTCAACTCGCAAAGCCTCATCGTTGAACGGCCTAAAAACGTTCAGGACTATCTGGATAAGCTGAATGATCAGGTTGAGATTCAGGGCGAGCTAAACGATAGGAAGCGTGCCCAGCTCAAGGCTGAGAAGGATATCAGGTCTCTCGGCGGTAGTGAGCAAGATGTACTGCTGGCACGCGAGAGGGCAGGCGCTGAGTTCGATGCAACGAAGGCAATTCAGGAGCAGAAGAAGGCAACCAAGGAAGGGATAGCGGAGGGCACGAAGTCAGCGAGCCAGGCGGAAAGCGTTGCCCAGAAGCTGGCTAACCTGAAGCAGCAGTCTGAGCTTGCGGCGGACTCAACAAGTGAGCTTAGCCGAGAGCAGGCGATCCTGACTGCACAACAATCGCTGGGTAAAGGAGCTACACAGGCCCAGATCGCTGAGGCTGGTGCTTACGCCGCTAAGAAGTGGGACACTGCCAACGCTATCAAGGCGCAGGCTGCAGCAGAGAAGCTCCTGCCAGAAGCCAAAGAGAATGCCAGCTACGCTCAGGACGTGAAGGACTTAAACACGGCGTTAGCGGCCAAGAAAATCAGCCAGGAGCAGTACAACACCACGGCTGAGCAGCTGGAGCAACAGCATCAGGTTAACTTGGCAAAAATCCGGGCTGAAGCCGTGGTAAGTCCTCAACAGCAAGCCGCCGGCATGGTTGACCCAGTGCAGCAGCTTGCCAATGAGAATGCGCAGAAGCTGGCGTTGATTCAGCAGTTTGAAACGGATAAAGGGAAGATTACTCAGCGCGGAATTGAGCTGATGAATGCTGCTAACAAGCAGTACGAACAACAGCGAACTGCCGCGCAGTGGGAAATCCTTAGCCAGCAGAGCCTTGGTTACGACATGCTGACTAGCGCTGTTGATGCCTTCTCTGGTAATGCCTCCAACGCTATTACAGGGCTGCTCACCGGCACCATGTCGGCACAAGAGGCGATGCGTTCGCTTGGCAACACCATTCTGAACAGTGTGATAAACAGCATCGTTCAGGTCGGCGTGGAGGCGTTGAAAAACTACATCCTCGGCCAGACGCTTGGCGCCGCCTCCGTGGCGTCATCTGTGGGTATGGCTGCAACAACGGCTTCAGCCTGGGCGCCGGCGGCCGCAATGGCATCACTGGCAACTCTTGGCGCTAACGCAGCTCCAGCGGCTGCAGGGATAACCTCAACCGTGGGATTGGCTGGTGGGCTGGCTTTGGCTGGAGCGCGAAAAAATGGCGGACCAGTGTCCCCTGGGAAAATGTACCGAGTTGGTGAGGGAGGGGTGCCGGAGGTGCTTCAGTCGAGCAATGGGCGAAACTACCTCTTGAACGGTGACAACGGCGGAAAGGTTATCAGTAACAAGGAACTCACCGCCGGTGGCAGTGCTGCACCAACCATCATCATCGAAAACTACTCATCTGGTGCTGGGGTAATGGATACCCATGCCAGCAAAGGGGCTGATGGTGGCGATGTAGTGCGCATCGTGCTGGCGGATCTGCAGCAGGGCGGCCAAATCAGTCAGGGCATCTCCCAGTATCACCAGGCGCCTCGCAAAGCCACTGAATAGGCAGCACTCAAACCTCCATAACCCGCTTCGGCGGGTTTTTTATTACCGGGAGAAAACCGTGGCAATACCTTATCCCGACTGGCTATCACTTCCCCAGAAGGCCAACAAGAGCCGCACGATTGATGCCGGGTTCCGCACCGATCAGCCGGCAGTGGGCGCGCCTATTTTCCAGCGCCTGACAGATGACCTCAAAACCACCTGGTCGCTGACGTGGATTTTCACGCTGCAAGAGGATCGGGCATTCGAACAGTGGTATCGCAGCCCTCGTTACCTGGATAACGGCAATCAGTGGTTCACGATGCTTTGCAATCTGGGGGGCTCTGGCCTGCAACTGCAGGAACTGCATTTTGTGGCACCGCCGGTGCAAACGAGCATCAACGGCAACACGACGACGTGGACGGCGAACGTAATCACCCGGAAGGTCTACAACCCGGATGACGAGTTCTCAGACGTCATTGTTGAGCTACCGCCGTATCAGTGGGGGATCATTGATGAAGTGGTTAACCGCGACATGCCGGAGTATTGAATGCCTACCTTACGAGAATTTCAGTCACAGCGACCCAACCGGATCATCTACGACACGATGACGTTCAGTCATCCGACGTTTGGTGCTATTCGGCTGGTGGCAAACCAGATATACCCAAAGACGTTCGCCGGCCAGGTGTTTTCACCGTGTCGAATGGAGGTCGCAGAGAGCCAGCAGAGTAGTACGCCGGTGATCAACTCAACGGTGAAATTCGGGCGCCTGGCACAGGACTTTAAGCAGCAGCTGAAGCTGTGGCGCGCGCACTCAGGCATTACGCCGATCTCGGCCACGTATCAGCGTTTCGATGCGGCGGACATGAACACGCCGCTGAAGTCTTGGACGCTGTATGTGAAAGATGCCTCTCTCGATGAGGCTGACGTAACGTGCTCGCTCACTCTGCAGAACCCGCTAAACAACAACATCGGCTTTCTCTACAACACCACTGAATTCCCAGGACTCGCCAATGCATAAACCTGACTTCATTCACGCCATGGAGGGTAAGCCATGGCGCGATAGGGCGTGCTCGTTCGATGCGGCTGATTGCTGGGGACTGGTGGTGTTGTATTACCGGCATGTGCTCGGCATAGAGATACACCAAACGCCGGACTACGAAGCCGGTAGCGACTTCCTGACGTGTTTTTCCGGTGATGTTGTGTTCTGGCGTCAGGCCAAGAAAGCGTCCGACGGTAGCATTTTTATCGCGTATTACGGCGGTCAGCCAGCCCACGTCGGTTTGGTCATCGATGGGCAAGCATTTCACAGCCGCGGCGAAGCGGGGCATGTGCGCTTTGACAAACTGCGGACGCTGGAGCGAGTTTTCACCAAATTGGAGTTTTACGACTATGCCGTTGATCGAAGTTCAGCGCGTGCCGGGGTTGCCTAAAGAACGTCATAACCTTCCCGCCGGCAGCTTGTTCTATCCCTGGCTGAAATCGGCCAATCTTCACTGTGATGTTGAAATTCTGCGTAATGGCGTAAAGCTGCAGCCTGATGATGAGTTGAATTTCCCGCTCAACGATGGCGACATTATCAGCGTCTACGACCAGCCGAAAAGCGGCACCATCGGTAAAGTGCTAAGCCCGATTTTCGCTCCGATAAAGTTTGTTCAAAAAATCCTGACGTCATTGCTCGGCCAGCCAAGCGCGGGCGTGGCGACAAGCAGCAACGCAAAGACCTCCCCGAACAACAGCCTGAAAGGGCAAACCAACATTGCGCGAAACGGTGAGGCAAAGCCTGACAACTATGGCCAGGTGCGCGCATACCCTGACCTGATTCAGGAGTCGCTGTTCCAGTATGACGATAATGTGAAATATGTCACTGAGTGGATGAATTTTGGTATTGGCAAGTATGATGTAACCTCTGTCAGATATTCTGAATCTAACTTAGGATCTCTAGCTGGAGCCTCATATCAAATTTACCAACCGGGCCAAAACATTCCAATTATTTACGAAGGATTTGCTTTTGATGATATAGACGGTCAGGAGATACCGGGACCAAATCAAAGCAGCGAGATACCTATCGAAACAGCAACAACGCATGACGTTGTTGATGGTGTTTATGCCGCCGGTGAGATACTTGTAAAGATAAAGAAAAATAGCGATTTTGATTATTTCATGGATTTATCGCTTCCGCATTCTGTTACTTTTATCGTCAATGTTACATATAACACTACAGGTGGCGCTCAGACTAGAGATATCACGGTTTCGGGTGACATCATTAAAACAGAACAGACAGATGACGGTGCCGCAATAAATCCTCAATATTTTTACAGTTTTACAATGGGCAACCTAACCGGTTCTGATATATCTAACTTACCTGTTGATGCGATAATAAATAGAACAATATTTACTATAAACGACAATGAATCTCTGGTTATTGGCCCATCATTTTCTCCAGTAGCAGGGTCTGAGATATGGTTGCATTTCCAAGCTCAACTTGGAGACAATGCGGCTGTTTACTCGTTCACAATCAGAAAAGTAGACGATGACAATGTTGTCATTCCAGGAACTGAACAGACGTTCACTGGGTCAATTGTTAATCCTAATGCGCCTGATTCAGATGTCAGGTACAAAACACACAAGGTTACTCCATCGGCAGGATATGGAAGATATTCTGTTAGCATTATTAAAACTAATAATAGCGGAAACGATAGCCGACTTAAAATAGAAGCCATCCATATAGTTCGCCTGCGCTCTAACGTTGTTTATACGAATGACACACTGGTAACGGTACGTGTCAGAGCTACCGAGGTTGCTACGAGCGCGCGTGAGAGAAAATATAACGCTTTAATCACACGGCACGTCATTAGCTACAACCTTTCCACACAGACGGTCGATTACACAGAAAGGCCGTCACGCTCGTTTGCAGACGCGGTATTGCACACCTGGCTAAAGATGGGTGGTCAACCAGAGTCGAGTATCGACATCTACGAACTTTACTCTATCGCGGCATCGTTGCCGGATCAGCGCCTGGGGTATTTCGATTACACATTCGATGATGAAGATATCTCGCTGGGCTCTCGGATTCAGACGATCTGTGATGCGGCGACGGTAACCGCGTTTTGGGATGGAGGGGTGTTGTCTTTCACTCGCGATGAACGGAAGCCAAGCGCAACGACGGTGTTCAACCGCGCCAACATGAAAGCGGAGGATTACAGCCTTTCCTACGACATGACGCTACCCGGTGGTTTTGATGGGGTAGAGGTCAAGTATCGAAACCCGGTCACGAATAAACAGGCATTCATCCGCTACAGGATCGTCGGCAACTCGATAGAGGAGGGCGAGCCGGTAAAGGCGAAGAAGTTCGACATGCTGTTTATCCGCAATTCTTTCCAGGCGCGGGATCGGGCATTGAAAGAAGTTCGCCGGCTGCTGTATTCACGCCAAACCATGGCAATTCGCGCGCTGGCTGATGGGGAATGGGTGAACGTCGGCCAGATGGTTCAGGTAGCCGATATCTACGATGCTAACCAGCAGGATGGCTATATCGTCGCGCGTAACGGTAACAACTTCGATACCAGCGAACGGATCGAGTGGTCTGGGGATATGTTTGTGGTCGTTACTGATGCAATCGGTGCGCCTACAGCGCGCGTCCAGGCATTTCCACGCACAGATAGCATATTTGGCTTCACTGCAGCAGTACCAGCAATAACCCTCAACCTCTATGACGGCTACAACACACAGTCGCCGTCTCGTTACGTCATCGCCACGCAAGTAGAGATGGACGCAACGAAATGGACGATCACGGAAAAGAAACCGAATGGTGACGGAACTACCTCGTTAACCATGTCTGAATATAACGATGAAATGTATAATTACGAGGTAACTGCATAAATGGCTACCACACCAACAAATAAACCAATCCCAAGCGAAGATGTAAGGGACTTGAAGTTTAATGCCGGTAAAATAGATGAGGTGGTTAACTCTGGAAGTCCAACATATAAAGACAGGTTTGGAAATGACCGTTATACAATTGAAGGTATTAGAAAAACGTTATCACCATTGGGTAAAGGATACACTCTGGCAGAAGCTAATGATGCAATTGCTTCTGGTGAAATAATTAATGGTGCTGTTTTTTATGTTTGGTCTGATGATAGCTTTACCATTGCGGACGAGTATAAGAATGTTAATGGGGTTGCAACGCCAACCGGAAAGGCATTTCGTGATTTAGTTCGTGTTGATGATGGGGATGCAATTTCCCATGTTGATGCAAACGGATATCCTTCAGCATTTATTCAAAACGGAAATATCTATGCTGGTGATTTGGAAATTTCTTTATTCAGCGGAGATGGAATATACCTTGTAGACAAGAACGGGTATGCAGTAGAGCTGCAGATCTCTTCAGAAAACCCTGATGCAGATAGCTGGCTTGAGCAGCAAACAGAGAAAAGTGAGGTATTGGCACGCCAGAGCCGTGAAGCAGTGGCCTCTCGCGGAAATAATGCAATTCGACCGCTAGCGCAGATTGTCCACGACATTTATTACGGGCAGTCTCTACAGAATGGAACCGAGGGCTGGCCGCGCCTGAGCATTATACAGCCGCTTGATAATCTGATGTTTGGTGATTCGGTTATGCCGGCATCGCCCACTGCCGCGGTATTCACTCCTCGCGGTGGTGCGGCGTTAAAGCCATTGATCGCTACGTGCTGTGATGCCAACGGCAACGCACTGACTGATTCGCAAGTAGCCGCACTGGCGCCAGGAACTATCGTATATGGTGAAACGCCTGTTGAGGGGTGTCTAAATTCATGGCGTCGTCATCACCTCGATCGCCTCGGGCTTTCATCTGAACCTAATCGACTCTTTGTTGGCTCAGCTACGGGCGTCGGCGGACGGACGATTGCGCAGCTCAGCAAAGGCGCAAGCCCGGAACTATATAACCGTTTCTACACCGCTATGACTGGTGTGAAAGCTGTCGCTGATGCCGAAGGAAAATCGTATCAAGTCGGCTGCATCGTTCACATGCAGGGAGAGAACGATTACCCCAGCGCCACAAAGGAGTATTTCAAAACAGCCACGCTGCAGCTTCGCAATGACATGTACGCAGATGTCGCGGCAGTGACAGGACAGGCTCGTATGCCTGCATTCATCACGTATCAAACTGGTGCCTCATTCACGCGTGACGAACGGGATATGGCAGTTGGTATGGCGCAGATAGAGCTTGCCGACGAACACGAAAACTGGTTCCTGGCAGGCCCGACTTATCCCTACACCGATAAAAATGGACACCTAGATTCAAACGGTTATCGCTGGTTTGCCGAAAAGCTCGGCGAGATTTCGTTCCGGGTATGTGAACTTGGCCAGGACTGGAAGCCGCTGCAGCCAATCACTGCTTTTTACCGTGGTGTTGACGTACTGTTGCCGATGCATGCACCGGTGCCGCCTTTGCGTTTTGCCGCACCTTACGTTGTGAACGCGGCGCAAGAATACGCTGACAAAGGCTTCACGGCTATCGACAGATTCAATGGTTCTGACACGCCGATCAGCATTTTGTCTGTAGAAATTCGTGGGCTTTCAACAATCCACATCACACTGACGCGCGAACCGCTCGGCACGCTACTGATCCGTTACGCGGACAAGGCCAATCACAACGGCAACGGAATGGTTTGCGACTCAAGTAATGGACTTAGCGAAAGCAAGTATGAATACCTTCCTGATAGCGGAATGTATCCATCTGCAAATATACCTGAATTAGTAGACAACTATTACGACCTCAGAAACTGGAGTGTCGCCTATCAAATCACAGCAGAAGAGGCATAAATAATGGGTATCGCATTATTCGATAACAGCACAGACCTGAGCGGTAAAACTAATTTTATTATGCCTCCTGTTCAGGATGGTTTATTGGCCTGGGGACACTTGGGCGGAAGTATTGACAAATCATTAATAAACCTTGCGCGCTATCAACCTGCATTTACTGTAGTTGGCACCCCTGAGGTTCATAGTAATTATTTACGTTTTAAGGGGGGTAGGGACTTTTTAAGAACCTCTGTTTTCCAGCGTCGAAACCACACGCTATTTTGTATTGCTCGTTCAGATGACACGTTTGCTACTGATGAGCACAAGCCAATGTTTATTGGTACATTCAGTGGCCAGAACGTTGAGGCTCCTAATTTTGTTTCTCACGGTTTGTCATTGTTCGTAAACAATAACGACCCTGGCGCGCCAATGGGTAAGTTGACTGCTCAGGCAGGGGTATTTAACCCAGCGGCACCAGCAACATCCACACCGCTTTCAGTTAACGTTGTTAAGGACATGTCCAAGTTTTCCATTATGTCCGTAACGTGTACCAATACGAGCATTACAGTAAAAGACTGGATTACCGGGATCATGGCAACTAACCCATTCCCAGCCGGCACTATTCCTGCGCTTTCAAATCGGGCGTTTGCGGTTGGCGGCCCGGCAAATGAAACGCAGTCATTGAAGGGTTACAACGATATGGCGGCATTCATCATCTATGAAGGTGTTTTAACTGAAGTTCAGCAAAGCCTTGTTGCGGGTCGCCTTCGTTCTTTCTGCGCTAACACAGCCATACCTCTTTCTTAATTATCTCCTCTAAATTTATTTTTGTAGAGACTGCCATAATCGAATGATATGGCGCCGTCTACGGCTTCTCCCTGCGTACTAAATGGGGTTTCAGAGACGAGCGGCCAGCGCCCTTTATGCCAAACATAAAGCCAGTGCTGCTGCTCCTCGTCTTCGCGGATCGCGAACATTGGGGGGCTATTTTGCTGCGGTTCTGGGTATCTGTCGTTTTCGTTGAGAATGAAGATCTGCCGGCCGGCGAGTGTGATGCTGCCCAT